CCAACAGCTAAGAAAAGGGGGCGGCAATAGCCGCCCCATCCTTAAAGGAGGAAATCTGCAATGACAGTGACGATAGATCAGGCCATGCGCGGCGCGATGCGCTATGCGGACAATGAGGTTATCCCACACCTGCCGGGCGGAAAGGGCATCGGGGCCGGAATCATGCTTGCACTCATCATGGAGGGCAGCCGTGAGAAGATCCTCGCGCTGCGCGAAAATCCAGTGGTAAAGATGATGCAGATCTTTGACGACGCCGGAAACATCGATCTCGACAAGCTCTACAACGCGGCACGACCGCGCTTTGAGAACAAGTTGTCTGTGTCAGTGCCGTTCATCGGCGACTTGAAGTTTGACCAGAACGACGTAGACAAGCTCTATAAATTCATTCAGGAGGCGTGATATGCAGGAATATATTGAAAAACTCCATAAAGAGTTGCATGAGATCATGGAACGACCGGTGACGCTGGGGCGCGCGGAGGAAGTTATGGTGTATGCGGATACTATCTGCGCGCTGCATAAGCTAGGTGACGACCATTTTCGTGAATCCACGAAAATGGTGGAATTTACCGAGGACGATGCAAAAGAGTGGACGGCCCGCATGGAGAACACGGACGGAACGACCGGCCCGCATTGGCCGATGGAACAGACAACGGCGGTCATGGTGTCAAAAGGTTATCACTATGACCCGGCTGTCTGGTATGCGGCTATGAACATGGTCTACAGCGATTATTTCAGTGTGGCGAAGAAGCACGGTGTCAACACCGTTGAGTTTTACGCCGATATGGCGGAAGCGTTTCTTGACGACAAAGACGCAGGCGGCCCGGAGGAAAAGATCAGCGCGTATTATCACTGCATAGCGTCCTGATTTCGCGGCAAAAATCGTGGCAAAAATGCGTTCTGAAAAATCAAAATTCATTCTGGATAACCAGTATTCATTCTCAAAAACAATACCGCCCGAAATGCCCAAAAGCATTGATATACAAGGAAAAGCCCTGCAATCCATTGAGATTGCAGGACTTTCTTTCTGGCGCGGAAGGAGAGATTTGAAATATCAAACTAGCGTTCAAAATGGTTGAAATCTCTGTATTTTTTCTTCCGTGGCAAAAATCGTGGCAAAATCAAGAAAAGAATTCCTTGATCTGCTGGACGGATTCGGAAATATCGGTCTGCGCGATGTGCGTGTAAATTTTCCGCATGGTTCCGTAGTCCGACCAGCCGCCAAGCTGCATTGTGACTTTTTCGGATATTCCTAATTTATAGGCAAGTGAGCAGAAAGAGTGCCGCAAGCCGTGTGTTCCAACCTCCGGAAGCTTTGCGCGTTTGCAGATTTTATTTGCAGCGGCTCGTATACTGTTTGGGTTTGCGACAATTACAAATTCGCCGGGTCTGTCCATGTCAGAAAGCAGTTGCAAAAGACGTGGAATCATGATTGGAATTGTCCGCCTTGACGAGCGGTTTTTGTTTGACGGTTTGTTTACCAGTTTGTTGTTTTCATCGAACAAAGTAGCTCCGCGAACTGTGATGGATTGCTTTTTCAAATCGACGTTTTCCCAACGAAGGCCGAGAATTTCAGACACGCGCAATGAGTGAAGGGCGAGAAGGAACGCCACTTCGTATTTACTCCCTTCCGCTTCTTTTAAGAATACTGGAATCTCTTCCGCAGACAAAAATGCGTGCTCGTCCGATTGTACAGCCGGAAGATACACGTCATAGGATACGTTATATCGCTTCAATGCTGGTCTTATCAGGGCCCATGTTTCGCGAAGGGTCTTCGGGCTGCACTGTTCTTTATTGATCGCCTGTTGAATTGCTGCGGCAGACAGTTTTGACAGTGGAGTATCCATAATACCTTGAAGATAGCACCGCTGCTTGATCCTGTGCCCACGCACAGAGGCTGGGGACAGCGACCCGCTTTTAAGGGTTAGATACTCATTGATTGCTTTTCGTATTGTGATTTCTGGCTTTTTATCTTCTTCAGCAAGAAGCCCGATTTTGTATTCAAGCGCGGCTTGCTCCGCGTCGCGCTTTGTATCTGCTGTAAATGATTTTGATCTCCCATTCACCATCACCCGGCATCGATAGGAACCGGACGGAAGCTTTTCAGCTTCTGGGACTTTGACTTTCTTCATTTTTGCTCTCCTTGCGGATGATATGCGATATTGTAACTCCCGCAGCAATAACCGCCGCAACGATTAGACCAATAAACGCCCAAGCCATAATTGATAGTTTCCCGCCTCGAATAATACCGGAATCTGTGATCTGCGAATCAATGACGAGATAAACGACCAGCGACATTGCGAGAACCAGGCAGAAAAATACAAGCACATAACAAACCGCGTGGATAGACTTGATTTGCGCAGTTTGCGCCTCGTTTGTCGCGGTGAGCCCCGCGTTCTCGATTTTAAGTTTATTGTTTTGATCCTGCAACTCACTTTGGCTTCCGGCTGCATGATCAAGCCCGCAGAGATCGTCAAGCGACAGACCGAGCGTATCGGCGATTGCAGCCTCGTTATACAACAGCGGGTTTGCCTGCGCGCCAGAGTTCACACGGCTTACATTTGAGTATGGGACGCCAGACTTTTCCGAAAGCGCACTGATCGTCATGCCAACTTCGTTTCTCCTTTGCTTGATCTTTTTTGAATAGGCCTCAAAAAATGGTGCAAGCTTTTGCATTGATGTCAAAACAAACTCCTCCAACAACAAAATTCCAAAATAGGTTAAAATTCGCAATTCTGAATACACGTTTTCTTAATTTTGAGCAGCGATTTGAACTCTGGGGTGTGGACTTTTACAAATATTGTCTGCTACACTGGAAACGTACTCAAGCGGCGCTCCCACTCGCTGCGAGGGAAACCCCGCCGCTTCATCCAGCAGGCGGCGGGGTGGATTTACGGATTACAGTTCTTGCACGGAACATACCCCATCGCAACTACGCTGTCGCGCGTACCGGTATAATACCACTTGTTTTTCTCTGCCATTTTGTTTACGCTCTTGCACCATGTATAATGGAACTTTCCGGTGTTTGTGTTGATAATGTAATCATACGTTGCGGCGGTTGGCGTGGTTTCCTGCGCCGGTGCAGGCTCGTCCTGCGTAGTTGTGTTTGACTGAGGGGCAATATAGCCGCCTGCCGCCTTGTATCCGTCGTCATATCCGTATTGATAATAATTCTCCCGGCAAGATTCCAAGCGGTTTTCATAGTCGGATACGGTGTCCTGACATCCGCTTTTGTATCCCTCGCTATGCCCGGCGTCATATCCTTCGCTATAGCCATTATCATAGTCGCCGCTGTGTTCGCTTTCTGTTTCACTGCGCCCTTCCTCAAGACCCTCTTCATATCCTTCCGCTTTCGCGTCAGCCAGCATCTGGTCGAGCTCAGATTTTGACAATTGATAATCTGCGCTAGAGCAGCCAGACAGGCAGAGGAGAAGCAACACAGAGGCAAGAAGCAAGGCAATAATCTGTTTTCGTTTCATCTTATCATTTCTCCTGTCCTATAAATTGTACTTATTCAAAATTTCTGTGTAGAAAATTGAATACGGATTTTGTGAAATACTGCCTATTGAAATAAACGAACATACGTTTTAAAATGTACTATAGAAGAAAGGAAAGGAGCCAATCGTATGACACGGGAGGAAGCGCGGAAATACATAGAAAAACTGACCTATGAGGAAAAGAAGAAGCTTAACGATTTGCTAAAAGCCCTTGCACAAAAGCATCAACCTTCTTCCGCTCTTCCGGCGTTAGAGAAGTAAGCCTTGAAACCAATTCTTCATCCAAAGCCCTTTCGTCTGCATGGACGAGGGGGCTTTTTTCGTCGAACTCAGCGAATGCAGCTTTTATCATATCTATCTTTTCACGCTGTGGCTTTTTCCCGTCTAACCAGCCAGCAATAGTTGTCTGGTGTATTCCTGCGCGCTTGGCCATTTCGTAGTTCGTGAAACCGCGCTTTTCCATTTCTTCTTTCAGCCATTGTGCAAATTCCATAAAAAACACCTCTAAGAATCGTCTAAAATATACTCTAGAAATAGTCCAAAAAGCGTTGACATTGCTCTAATAATGGTCTATAATTAAATGCGTAAAGAGCGAACAAAACCCTGCCCGCCGTGATAAAACACGCCGGGATGACGGATGTGTGGTATTTAATATCTGCAAAATTAGACTATCACGCTTGCTCTAATTTGTCAATAAGTTGGAGGTGAGAACTTGAATCTTTCTGAAACTCTTGCGCGGCTACAGGCTGAACGCCAGGAATCAAATTACAGGCTTGCAAAGTTGATTGGTGTCCATCAAAGCACAATCAAAAATTGGAAGAATGGCACAAAGCCGCATCCGGAGCACATAAAGCTGCTGGCTGAACATTACGGCGTACCGGAAGAGGAACTGATGAAGGGAGGAAAGGAATATGCCAGCGGTGAAGCTGGGGCGAGATAACACATCTCTGAATATGCGGCGGCTCATTAAGGGCTATCTGGAAACATCAAATTTTACATATGACGATCTTATGAGGCCCGCCGGGGTTTCCGCGAAATGCACGTTGGTGGAATGGATGAAGGATCCGCAGGGGAAACAATTTCGCGGAATGATGGCAATTTGCAAGAAGATCGGCATCCCGCGCGAAGTGTTTCTGAACGCAATCGATTATTAAAGGAAATATTTGAGGGAGGACAACATGAGAGTAAAACTTACATTTTTGGAGCCGGTTCTTGGCACATGGCCGAGCAACGAGAACATTGCTCGGGACTTTATCGCAAGCAAGGCCCCGGACGCAAGTACGATCGAGGATGAGATCGCAGCGCTCGGCGCGGACGCTGTCGCCGAAAAAGGCAAAACCGTTTTCCCGCGTACTGACGGACAGCCGATTCTGTACGATTATCAGATCAAAGGCTTTTTCAAAGACGCCTGCGGTATGCTGGCACGCGTGAAAGCCAAGAAATCCAGCGCCCTGAAAGCCTATAAGAAGATCATCGACGGCCTGATCTTTGTAGAGCCGCGCATGATTCCCATTGAGGTCAACGGCGAGATCGGCGAATGCCAGAGGCCGCTTCGTGCGCAGACCGCACAGGGCGAGCGTGTCAGCCTTGCGATCTCCGAGGAAATCCCGGCAGGCAGCTCCGTCGAGCTTGAAATCGTGATGCTCGATGAAAAGGCACACAAAGAGGCAGTGCTGGAATGGCTGGAGTATGGCCGCCTGCGCGGCATCGGCCAGTGGCGGAACTCCGGAAAGGGACGATTCACCTACGAAGTGCTCGAGTAAGCGCGAGGGCATAGATGGGCCCGGCGGCGAAGGGCAATGGAGTGGCACGGCACCGCAATGGAGTTGCGCGGCACATCTCGGCTTAGCAATGGAATGGCCGAGCGACGATGGGCAACGGCAGCGCGAGGCGTGAATATGCTATGGAATGGCATGGCAGGGCAAAGACTGGCAACGCAGGGGCATGGCAAAGCAACGGAATGTGACGCAACGACAGGCAACAGCATGGCAAATCATCGAAGGCTACGCGAAGCTACGGCACAGCATCGAATGCAAAGCAAGGGAAAAGCGAAGCGAAGCGTCGCCTCGCAGCGGCAACGAATTGCGAAGCAACGAACAGAAATCGAAAAAGGAGTGGACAGAAGGAGGATGCAACATGGCGGAAGTGAAGACCTACACCCTGACGCTGGATGCGCAGGAGCTGCATGATCTGATCGAGGCGGCGCTGGTGTGCGAGTGCCAGGCGGCGCAGATCATCGGCGGGCTCAAGCGCAAAGGGCTTGAGCTGGACGCGCAGAAGCTCGCGGCACAAAACGCCCGTCTGTCGCGGCTCGTCAGGCGGATGCAGGAAGCGAATGAGGCAAAGAAACCATGCACAGATTGATCTTAAGCACGACTGAGCTGGAGGTGATCGAGTGCGCACTCCGCTGCACGGCATACGAAGACTGCCGGAGGGCGGAAAGGCTCGAAGCACGGTTCGGAGGCTGGGGCGATGCAGAAATGCGCAACCTAATTGAAACCTACAGGCAGGACGCTGAAGATGAGAGACGCCTCGCAGATACGATCTTCGAGCGGGCGGAAATGCTGGACACGAAGGAGGAAACCACATGAGAACCAATCTTGCAGAGCGGCTTGGGTATGAGCCGGAGGAAACGACTGAGGAGCGCCGGGAACGACTGCGGGAGGAATTAGCGGCCCGGAAGGCAACACTGCGGATCGTCAAGGGCCTGTGCCTTTGGGTAAGCGGCGCGGCGATGATCCTGTCGGCGGTGGCCGGGATGGCGGAAATGACGTATGAATGCGCTCTGACCGGTCTGGTCGCACTGGCAGCGCTGCTGTACGGGCTGGCATAAAGAAATGACCCCTGCCGCGCGGCAACGCGACAGAGGCCGAAAGGAAACTTAAGACGACTCTATTATACGGCAGAAAGGGAACTATGTCAAGTTTAACGGATTCCCGCGTTCGACATGGTGCGAAAGCCTGCGTAGACGCGGTACATCGGGCCGACTACCCGAAGTTTAACAAATGCCTGCTTTCTCAGTGCGAAGCGCCGGAGAAATACGGCGTGCAGCTTGTTCCGGAGGCAGCTGCGGCGATCAAGGCGCTGGACGCGCCCAAGAACCGCGCAGATCGCCGGAAGAAGACGAACCGGTATTATTTCCGGCTGACGGACGGCGGCGCAGAAGTTCTGCAGCAGCTCTGCGAGGCTATGCACTGTGCAAGCGTGCAGAGCCTGTGCGAAAAGCTCTTGGAAAAGGAGGCGAAACGCCGTGGGATACGATGGTGAGAACCTCTATCTCGGCATTGACGAACCGGAACCGAAGATTGTCGGCCAGTGCGCATACTGCCGGGAAGACATCTATGAAGGAACTGAGTGCTTCTGCTGCAACGGAGTGCTGGTACATACGGAGTGCTTCGGGGACTATGTGCAGGATGAGTACAGCGAATCGGAACTGGCCGGGGCGCTGGGATTTGAGCAGAAAACAGCATAAGGAGGAAACATGAGAGTTTACAAAGGGACAGACAGGCAAATGAAATGCCGTGGAATGCAATACACGCTGGGCGAAACCGCTGTTTTTGACGGTGAACCGCACCTATGCAAAGCAGGGTTGCACGCGTGCGAGCAGCCTATCGATGTGCTGAACCACTACACACCGAATGAAAGCCGGTACTTTGAGGCAGAGGCAGAAGAGGTATCTGCCGAACGTGAATCATCGGATAGCAAGATTGTTGCGAAGAAAATGACACTGAAAGCCGAGATTGGCTTTCCTGGCCTCGTGAAAGCGCAGATCGAATATGTCAAGAGCCAAATCGGATTTGACGACGCGATCAAGCGCGCAAACGCCGAAAAAGAGAATCATGCCACAGGCTATCTGGGCGCAGCCTCC